ATGCCATGAATAATCAAGGCAAAATGGGAATAGTATAATGTCAGGACAATTTCCGACCAATCCAAACTTTAGAAGTCTTAATTTTAAAGACAATAGACCTACTTTATTGAATCAAACACTATCTGGTAAAAAACAAGTCAGACAAATAGGTGCTCAGTATTTTTCTTTTACTGTAGCAATGCCACCATTACAACAAGAAAAGTCACAGGAAATATTTGCATTTTTACAAAAACAAAAAGGTTCTTTTGAAGATTTTACAATAGTCGCACCACTCGATAACTTAGGTGCAGGTAAGTCAGAAACAGATATTCAAGTCGTTGGAGCACATGTATCAGGAGATGCTTCTATAGCCTTAGATGGCTTTGCAGCTAACCAAACAGGTGCTTTAAAAGCTGGAGATTTAATCAAGTTTGCAAACCATAGCAAGGTATACATGGTTCAGTCAGATATTGATTCTAATGGTGGTGGAGCATTAACTGTTCTTATATCGCCCAATTTAGTAACAGCTTTAACTAATAATGTTGCAGTTACTGTAAACAAACCAAGTTTTACTGTTTATTTAGAAAACAATGAAATCATGTATTCAACAGGTGCTAATGGTTTTTACAGTATTTCATTTGACGTTAGAGAGGTTATAACCTAATGCCCAGAAGTTTATCTACTGATTTACAAACTCAAGTATCATCAACAGCAACTAAGACAGCTTTTCTGGTTGAGCTTAATTTATCATCTACTATCAGACTTACTGATTGGTATTCTAATGTTACTTATAACTCTAACAGCTATGAAGCTGGGGGTTCTTTTTTATCAGTTGATACAACAACTGAAACAGGTCAATTACAAGTTGACGAAATTAACTTAGGATTTTCAAACATTACAGATGAGGTTAGGTCTTTAGTTCAGGATGGCTCTTTTACAGATAAAACAGTAGAAATATATATAGCCTATTTTAATGAAGATGAAACCATTGTAGGTGCAATAAACTTTTTTACAGGTCAAATAAGAAATGTATCTATACAAGAATCTATTGATAATTCTATATTAAATATGACAGTAGCTTCACATTGGGCAAATTGGAACTTAACCAAAGGTAGACATTATTCTGATGAGTCACAACAATCTTTTAGTACAGGTGATAGAGGTTTTGAATTTGCCACTCAAGTCAAATCAGATGTAAGGTGGGGAATGTAAATGGCTAATCCTATAGCAGCATTTTTTAATTGGGTTGGAACTAAGGCTGCTTCAGCATGGGCAGCATTTAAAGCAGCAGAAACAATAAATCAAATAACTCTAGTCCTGACAGCAGCTAGTTTAGCTGTAGGTGTTAAAGGCTTTATGCAAGCTAGACAGATGATGGCTAAAGGTCAAGATATCTTAGCTAACAAAACTTCTGCTGGTGGAAAATTGCCTGTTATATATGGAACTCGTAGAGTTGGTGCTCAAGTCATATATATGGATGTATCTTCTAATGATTCAAGAGACTTATATGTAGTTTATGCTTTATCAATCGGAGAATGTGATGAGATACTTGGCAGAACTATTGAACTAGATGGCAATCCCTTAACTGACACTGCAAGATTTAAAGATGGTGGTTATATTGGCTCAGACAAGATATCTTCAGGCTCAGGCTCTTTAAATACAGTTTCACAAAATGGAACTGATAGTTTAGATGTTGGTGCTGGTCAATTTGGAACAAATCCTGCTGCAAAATATAGATATGTTATGAATCTGCATCATGGAGCTGCAACACAAACAGCAGACCCTATGCTTGTTGCTTCTATGCCTAACTGGACAAGTCTGCATAGACTTGATGGTGTTTGTTACATAGCAGCTCATTATGGTTACGATAAAGAAGGTATGTGGGGTGGAGTTCCACAACTAACAGTTGTGGTTAGAGGTAAAAAAGTATTTGACCCAAGAGATTCAGGACAAACATTTGGAACTGTATCTACTTATAAATATTCAGATAACCCAGCTTTATGCTTCCTTAACTATATTACTGACAATGAGGTGGGTAAGGGATTAACACAATCACAAATAAACATGAGTACATTTACTGCTGCTGCTAATGTTTGCGATACACAAGTTGACCAGCCTTACTTTAACGGAACAGCCAAATCACTAACATGGAGCGGTACTGCTGGAGATGATTTTATTACTATTAGTGGTTCTTCTGCTAATGCAGAATGGTATCAGAATAAGATAGCTGAATTAATAGATTTATTTGATGCTAATGGTAATGGAGTATTAGACGGTGTTGAAATTAAAGACATACAAAGAACAAACTATTTTGGCTCAACAGAAAATTTTAGTATATTCTTCAATGGAACATTAGGCTCTACTTATTCTCCACAAACAGGTACTTCATTATTAAAAGTTAAAAGATTTCAATGCAATGGTTATTTAGATACAAATAAAAATGTCATGGAAAATGCTAAAGAGCTTCTTGCAAATATGAGAGGTATTTTTCTTTATATTAATGGACAATATGAATTATCAATAGAAGATACAGGCACTTCTACATTTAGTATTAATGACAATCACATTATTGCTGATGCTGGAATATCTGTTGATTATGGAAATAAAGATAAAAAGGCAAATAAAGTTATTGTTGAGTTCTTTAATGCTAATAAAAGATATGAATTAGATACAGCTACTGTTTTACATGATGCAAGTCCTGAATATTATTCAGATGATGGTGATGAAATATTAGAAATTAAAGCTGAGTTCCCTTATATAAGCGACCCCTACATAGCTTATAACATGGGTAAGGCAATCTTAACTAGAAGCAGAAATCAAACAACTATGCAGTTCTTAGGAACTCCTGAGATGTATAAATTAAATGTAGGAGATATAGTAGATTTAACTTATGCAGGTCTAGGATTCTCAGGTAAAGTTTGTAGAGTTGAAGCATTAGAATTGCAACCAAATGGTTTAGTTGCAGTTAGCTTAATAGAATACTTTGATGTTTATACTTGGGAAGTACCACCTCAAGAACCAGTAGAAGAATTAGCTAACTTACCTTCTGCTTATGCAGTTAAAGCACCATCTAACATTAGTTTCACTGATAGTGATTCTAGTCCTACAGGCAGACCATTTTTATCTTGGAATGAACCAACTGATTTTCCCGATTATCAATATAGAGTTAATGTTGTTGATAGTTCAGGCAATCAATTAATGAATAAAATAGTGGATGTAGAAAATTGTGATTTAACCTTCATACCTACAGGTTCATTTGTTGCTAATGTTTCTTCTTTAAATACTTTAGGCGTTGAATCTAGTCCAGCAAGATATCCAACTTCAGGAAACTTTACTGTTGGAACTCCACCAACAGGAACTGGTGATTTGCAAGATGGAGCTGTTGATTTAGATAAGTTAGCAGCAGAGGTTCAATCTGCAATTAATGCTGGTGGTGTTAATTCAACTCAATTAATAAAATCTACCTCAGCACCAACAACAAGAACTGATGGCTCAGCATTACAATCGCAAGATTTATGGGCAGACACTGATGATGACAACCAAATTTATGTAAGAAATGCATCTAACAATGGCTGGGTTAAAGCCAGAGATTCTTCGTTAGTAACTTTGTATAATTCATTAAGTACCACTGTATCTGCAAATAGCACTAATATTGCATCAGCAGAATCTGATATAGTCACACTTACAACTGATACATCAGCTAATGCCACTGCAATAACTAACCTAACAGCAACAGTTGGCACAAATACTTCTGCAATATCAACAGAACAAACTGCAAGAACAACTGCTGATACAGCCTTAGCAGCAGACATTACATCTTTAACAGCAACAGTTGGAACTAACACCTCTGCCATATCTTCTGAATCAGTAACAAGGGCAACTGCTGATACAGCTTTAGCAGCAGACATTACATCTTTAACCTCTACTGTTAATGATAATACAGCAGATATAACCTCTGAATCTGTAACAAGAGCAACTGCTGATACAGCTTTAGCAGCAGACATAACCAGTTTAACTTCTACTGTTGGAACAAATACATCAGCAATATCTTCTGAAGCAGTAACTAGGGCAAGTGCAGATGACGCACTAACTGCAAGCATTACATCTTTAACATCTACAGTTGGAAGTAACACTACTGCTATAAGTTCTGAAGCAACTACAAGAGCAACTGCTGATACAGCTTTAGCTTCTGATATAACCAGCCTTACATCTACAGTTGGAAGCAACACTGCTGCTATTAGTAGTGAAGCAACAACTAGAGCAAATGCTGATAGTGCCTTATCAACAAGTATTACTAATTTAACCTCTACTGTTGCTGGCAATACAGCTTCTGTTACAACCAATGCATCAGCAATAACAGATATAAATGACAATGCTTCAGCAGCTTATGTATTGCAATTAAATGCAAATGGCAAAGTTGCACAAATGGTTTTGGAAAGTAATGCTGATGCAGGAACAGGAGCAACTAGCACAATATCCTTTTTAGCTGATACTTTTAAAATTGATAATAATGCTGGCTCAAGCGTTAGTCCTTTTGTTGTTAGTGGTGGTCAGGTCTTCATTGATAATGCAAGAATTACTAATTTATCTGGAACAAAAATTGATGTTGATACTTTGAATGTAAAACATTTTGCAGATGTATCTGCTGATATTATTTCTCATACAGGCTCAGCAGTTCCTTTATCAAGTTTTGCTAGTGCCTTTCAAAGAGGTTCAACAAACTTTACAACACAAACATCAGCTACAGGAACTTATTTAAGTTCATGTGTAGTAGATAATGTTAGAAATGGTGCTTCATATCAAGCAATTTGGACTGGCGTTTATGGTGACTGTACAAATGGTGTTTTGGAATACAGTGTAAATGGTGGTTCTTCATATACCCAAGCAGCAGGTGGTATACAAAATGTAACTTTTGCAGCAGGAACATTTAGAACTTATGTTTTTGCTTATAACGGAACTATCTCAGGACTATCAACCTCAGGAACAAACGCCAATAAAGTATATTGGAGAGTAAGATGGATAACAAAACTAAGAAGTACATATCAATCACTTTATGTATTTATAGATAACACTCAATAAAATGAACACAATAATAGAATACACAACATACAACACTGCAACAGGAGAAGTCCTAGAGAGTGGTGCAACAAATGTGGCATTATCTGAAATACCTTTACAAGAAGGTCAATCAATAATAGAGGGCATTTATGATGTAGAAACGTATAAAATTATTGATGGTGAGGCAGTAGAGCAGGTTGTTGATTTTTTCCCAACAATTAGAGTACAAAGAAACGAATTATTAAAAGAATCAGACTGGACTCAATTAAATGATTGTCTTTTATCTGATTTAAAGAAACAAGAATGGGCAACATATAGACAGGAATTAAGAGACTTACCATCTTTATATCAGTCAGCTAATAATATTGCTGATGTAATATTTCCAAATATCCCAGAATGATAATTTTTAATATAAATAGCTATGTATAGAGTTTATAAATATCAAACCAAGGTATAAAATTAATAAAAACAGGAATTAAATATGGCAACACATGACTACGATATTGAGAATCAATCTGGTGCGGATTTTCGAGCAGATTTAAATAATGCATTAGCTGCTATTGTTACTGTTAATAGCAATGCAACAGAGCCCTCAACAACCTTTGCACATCAATTATGGGTTGATACATCTAATAATGTATTAAAAATAAGAAATGCTGCTAATACAGCTTTTATAACTACTGGATTAAGCATTACAGCAGATAATACATTTGCGGGTGCTTTAACAGGCAATGCAACTACAGCTACTACATTACAAACAGCCAGAACAATTAATGGCGTTTCATTTAATGGAAGTGCAAATATATCTTTTGGAACTGATAGCGTTGTAGAGGGTTCTAGTAATTTATATTTTACTAATGAAAGGGTAGATGACCGAGTAGATGACCTTTTAGTTGCTGGAACTGGTATTAGCCTTACTTATGATGATGGCTCAAATACTTTAACTATTGCTAATACTAATGATGCTGATATAACAGGTGTTGTTGCTGGTGCAGCCTTAACAGGTGGAGGTACTTCTGGTGACGTTACTTTAAACGTAGCAGTAGATGATTCTTCTATTGAAATTAATACTGATGCATTAAGAATAAAGGCTTCTGGTATTACTAATGCCATGCTTGCAGGCTCTATAGCTAACTCTAAATTATCTAATTCAAGCGTAACTATTAATTCACAATCTTTAGCTTTAGGCGGTTCATTAGATTTAGATACAAGCGAGATTCCAGAAAATACTAATCTTTATTACACAAACGAAAGGGTAGATGACAGGGTTTCAGCTTTAATACAAGATGGCACTGGTATTTCATTTTCTTATAATGATGGGGAAAATACTCTTACACCTACAATTACGCTTTCACCATTTAACACTTCAAATTTATCTGAATCTGGAAATCTTTACTATACAGACGCAAGAGCAAATTCAGCTATAGATGCAAGGGTAACAAATACCTTTATAAACAATTTAACAGGCGTAGTTGCTGATACTGCAACAGCTTTAGCAACTGCAAGAACAATAGCATTAGCAGGTGATGTAGTAGGCTCAGTTTCATTTGATGGAACTTCTAACGTAAGTATTACAACTGCAATTCAAGCTGATTCAGTAGCGTTAGGAACTGATACTACAGGCAATTACATACAAACCATTACTGGTACTACTAATAAAATAACTGTATCTGGAAGCGGAACTGAAAGCAGAGATGTAACATTAACATTACCAGATGATGTGCAAGTGGCGAATGATTTAACAGTAGCAGGAAATTTAGTAGTAAACGGAACGCTAACCTCTTTAGATACAACAAACCTAGATATAGAGGACAACCTATTTCAGTTAAATGCAGGTCTTACAGGAACGCCTGTTAATGATTCTGGTATGTTAATTAATCGTGGCAATCAAAACAACGCAGTCCTTTTTTGGGACGAATCAGTAGACAAATTTACATTAGGATTAACTACAGCAGATGGAAGTGCAACTGGAAATATAACCTTGTCAGCACTTGGAACTTTAGTTGCCAATATAGACGGAGCTGTTACTGGAACTGTATCTAGTTTATCTAACCATGACACTTCTGATTTAGCTGAAAATACTAATCTTTATTATACGCAAGCAAGATTTGATTCTGCTTTTACAGCCAAATCTAGCTCTGACTTATCAGAGGGCAGTAATCTTTATTTTACAGATGCTAGAGTAACAGCAAATTCAAGCGTAGCAGCTAACACAGCTAAAGTAGGCATTACTCCTGCACAGGCTTCAGCTATTACAGCTAACACTGCTAAAATAACTTATCCTTCTGCAGACAGCAGTAAACTTGCTGGAATAGAAGCACAAGCAGATGTAACTGATGTGGCTAACGTCACAGCAGCAGGGGCTTTAATGGATTCAGAATTAACGTCTATTGCTTCAGTCAAGGCTTTAAATCAGGGCGTTGCTACTGGTGATAGTCCAACTTTTGTAGCGGTCACAGGAACAGTTTTAACAGCTGCACAACCTAATATTACAAGTGTTGGTACGCTTACAGGATTAACATCTACAGGTAATTTAACCATTGGAACAGAAGATAATAACGCTTCAATTATAGAAATTAGTGGTGGAGCTACTGGAAGTGATGAAGGTGGTGAAATTCGCTTAGATACAGCAGCAGACTATGATGGTGCTTATCAATTCTATAGACTTGATGTGTCTCAGGATGATTTTAGAATAGGCAGACAAGGGCAAACAGACTTTACAATATTTAGTGATGGCACTGCTCAATTTTTTGGAAATCTAGCAGCAACTTTATCTACAGCTGCACAAACAAACATAACTAGCGTTGGTACTTTATCAGCTCTTACAGTTACAGGTGAAATTACAGCCAATGGCGGAATAGCGTTAGGCGATAGTGATAAAGCTACGTTTGGAGCTGGTGATGATTTACAGATTTATCATGATGGTGGCAATAGTATTATAGATGAAGCAGGAACAGGTAATTTATTTATTCGTGGGACAAATATAAACATACAAAACCTAGATGCCGACCCTGATGAAAATATGATTACTGCTGTAGCAGACGGAGCAGTTACTCTTTATCATAATAGCACAGCTAAACTAGCCACAACCTCAACAGGCATAGACGTAACAGGTACAGCCTCAATGGATGGGTTGACTGTCCAAGGTGCTGGACAAATTTTTTCTAGTGTTGGCTCAACTAATGGAGCAGGTGCTACTCTTAGATTAGATGGTAGTTCTAATGGTGATTTTGCTGGTGGTGATTTTTCATTTATTCAAAACAGTGGAACAAAACTACAAATTGTAGGAGGAACTCCAAATGCACCTATTGAATTACAAACACATGACGGTAGTGGAAACAAACTTCGTCAAAACATTGCATCCAACGGAGACATCAGCTTCTACAACACAGCAGGTTCTAGCCAAGCTCTATTCTGGGATGCAAGTGCTGAATCGCTTGGAATTGGAACGACTAGTCCTAATGCCACACTTCATGTAGCATCTTCTTCTGCAAAAATAGCTGAATTTGAAAGGATTGGAAATCAAGTTTTTGATTTAACAATTTCAGATATTGGTGAAGGTGCTGGTCAATTATGGTTCAATGCTCAAACAAACGATACTGGATTTAATTTTAGACCAAAAAGCTCAGGTGGAACAAATACAAATGCTTTATATATAGCTCCTGATGGAGATGTTGGAATTGGAGTTACTGGTCCTGCTCAAGCACTTGATGTATCAGGAAATATTTTATCAAGAGGAACTTCTACAGAAGATAGATTTATTGAAATTGGTACAGGCAGAAGTGGTAATGGCTATGCTTTTTTTGATTTAGTTGGTGA